TCAGCAGGCGATCTAGGAGTAACGAATGGCCAGCACATTTACAACCAACAAGTCGATCGAAAAGCCGGGTAATGGCGACTACGTCAATACGTGGTCGGTTCCGGTAAACGACGACTGGGACATTATCGATGCTTCGCTGGGCGGCACCACGACGCTAAACGCCACTGGCGCATCGGGCACAGTCACTTTGACGGTTGGTCAGTATCGTCCGCCGACCATCATTGTCTCGGGCGTGCTCACGGCAAACGTGACTTATTCGCTACCGTCTGGCGTTGGTGGTCAATGGGTTGTCTACAACATCACGACCGGTTCGTTCACGGTAACGCTGGCAAGCGCGGGCGGTGGTACGTCTGTTGTCATCACGCAGGGTAAGTCGACGCTGCTGTTCTCTGATGGCACGAACGTTCGCTCTGGCGTGTCGGATATTCCGGCGTTGGCTGGCGGCTCTTCTGGTCAAGTTCAATTTAATAACGCTGGAAATTTGGCTGGCTCGACAAACTTTACGTATGACGGAACAAGTATTGTGGTGCTTGGCGCCACAGCACTTGCTGAACTGCGTGTTCGTAATGTGTTCCGTATTTACGGATCAACGTCTGGTTACGTTGGCCTTACTGTGCCGGCCGCTGCAGGCTCGACCACGTATACCTTCCCATCTGCAGACGGAACGAGCGGTCAGGTTCTCACTACCAGCGGAACCGGTATTCTTTCGTGGACGACTGTTTCTGGCGGTGGTGGTGGCGGTGGGGTAACGTCATTCAGTAGTGGCACCACTGGGCTGACGCCTGTTGCTGCAACAACTGGCGCAGTTCAATTAGGCGGCACGCTGTCTGTCGCAAATGGCGGTACGGGGCAAACGACTTACACCAACGGTCAGTTGCTCATTGGTAACACCACTGGCAATACACTGACGAAGTCCACGCTGACCGCTGGCACCGGCATCAACATTACGAACGGCGCGGGATCAATCACGATTGGTCTTACGAGTAGTGCTCTGGGCTTGCCGACCCTGAACGTCGTAAGCGGCACTTCACAAGTCGCGGCGTCTGGAAATCAGTACGTATTGACGAATGTGGCAACAACCACGCTTACCTTGCCATCATCACCGGCCGTTGGAGACACGGTTTGGGTGACTGTTGGAAACGGTTTGACAACCAACGTCGTCGCAAGAAACGGAACAAACATTCAAGGTCTTGCAGAAGATCTAACTTTGAACTGGCCGTATGCGGCTGTTCAGTTGCGATACTCTGACCCAACGAATGGTTGGATCTTCTCTTAATGACGCTTGAGGCGAAAGACCTCAAGTTACTTAAAACCGATCTGGCTCATCGCGTCAGAGAGGTAAATGGCAAAGTCGCGCGCTTAGAGAAGCGCATCGACTGGCTGGAAAAGTTGTTGTGGTTGTCTGCCGGTGCGGTCATTAGTTGGCTTGCCGGAGTTGTACTGAGGAATGTGTGATGCCGACAATTCAGGATGTGGAGGCTAAAGTGGATAGCCATATCGACGTTTGCGCCGTTCGATACGAAGGAATAGCCACAGAAATGAAAGGCGTCAACGCTCGCTTAAAGCGCATCGAGCAGATCTTCATTACAGCCGCTGGTTTCATCATTGCATTGCTTTTGGGCTTAGTCCTCAAGGGGTTGTGACATGAGCGAAGACATCGAAATGCTGCGAGAGCAAGCGCGCGCAGAACTGCAGCGCCTCGAAGCCAACAGCAGCGCCAAAGACGTTGCTGGCAAAGCCATCGGTAAGGACGGTCTCAAGTACATTACGGCCATCGTCGTCATCGGTGTGCTCTCTAGCCTTGCGCTCGATACCGACAAGATCGCTGCGGTGATGGGCCTGCTCGGTGCATCGCTCACGGCGCTGATCTCGATGCTTGCGAGCATTGCGGGCGCGACCGAGAAGGAAGACAAGCCTGAGTTCGCCGTGATCAAGGAACTCATCGCCAAACTCGATAGGCTCGATCGCAAGGAGATGCCGATGCGCGTCGACGTCGAGGGCAGCCATGTCACTGTCACTAAAGGTGACGACGTAGTGAGGGCGTCCAAGTGAACATGCAAAAGATCATAGACATGCTATTTCCTGTTCTGCTGGCCGCTGTCGGTTGGCTGCTTGCGGAAATCGCATCGTTCAATAATCGCTTGATTGCTATCGAGTCCAAAATTCCTATTTTGATCACTGAAGACGGGGTGCCGACTGATAGTCCGTTAAGCGCGTCGCGTCGTCAGGAATTGAAGGACGACATCATGGAAGACATCCATGATCTGCAGGTACGAGTTAAGTTGATAGAGGAGCGCAACAAATGATGACGATGGTTTCAACCTTCCTGTCGTTTCTTGCGGGCGGTCTGCCCAAACTCTTGCAGATTTTCCAAGACCGACAGGACAAAAAACATGAGTTGGCTCTTGTTGCCGCGCAGAAGGAGCGCGAACTAGCGTTGGCTGAGCGCGGCTTTCTCGCACAGGCACGCGTTGAAGAAATCAAGTTAGAGCAGATTCAGACGCAGACTTCAGGCGAAGAGCGTCAAGCGCTGTATCAGCACGACATCGAGATTGGCAAAGGCGCCTCGCAGTGGATGATTAATCTGCGCGCGTCGGTGCGTCCGGTAGTGACGTATATCTTTGTGCTTGAACTTGTTGCCATCAACATCGCGGGCGTTTGGTATGCCTACAACACTGGCGTTCCGTTTGCTGCGGCAATGGCAGAAGTTTTCTCTGACGATGAGATGCTCATACTGTCGTCAATCATAGCCTTTTGGTTCGGCACGCAGGCGTTCCAAAAGAAAGGTTGATCGTGAAGGTTAGCGCTGAAGCGATCGAGATGATCAAGCACCATGAGGGCGTCAGACTGAGGCCCTACAGGTGCCCGGCGTTACTTTGGACGATTGCGGTCGGCCATGTAATTGATCCAACCCATGCGACAGTGAAGTATGAGGAACGGCGCGCCTTACCGATACCCGCAGGCTGGGATCGCACTCTCACGATGGACGAGGTGGACCAGATACTTGGTCAGGACCTTCGTCGGTTTGAGCGTGGCGTGGTTCGACTTTGCCCTGCTGCTGTTGGTAATCAGGGAATCTTCGATTCTTGCGTCAGTTTTGCCTTCAACGTGGGTCTCGGCAATTTCCAACGCTCTACCCTTCGGATGAAGACGAACCGCGGTGACTTTGAAGAGGCGGCCGAAGAGTTTATGAAATGGACGAAGGCCGGTGGTCGCGTCCTGCCCGGCCTTGTGAAGCGTCGTCGAGATGAGCGCGCGCTTTACCTGTCGGGACTTAAGTAAAAACCTTGACCTTGCCGACCCAGCGCGAATTAACCGCGACCTCGCCGACTTGGTAATACTGGCCCGACTCGCCGTCCTTGTAGATCTCGCGCACGACCATGATCCCTGACTCCTGCAGGTCGTCGACGAACTCCGCCAACCCTTCCGCATCGTAGTCGCAGATGATTTGGTGCACCGGGTTCCCCGCCCGGCTTGGCATGTTCATAGTGATCTGGAAACGCATATAAGCCTCGATAAGCGATAAAGCAGCAGATTATAGGGTAGATCCGTACTTGGCGATTAGCGCGGCGTCTGAGCGGCCGTCGTCCTTTTTACGCGAGAACATAGTTGAGTATTGGGGGAACAACTGCATGGCGCGTTCCCGGGAGCCATCCTTGCCCGCCCGGATGCCCATGGCCTTCATCCATGCCTGCGGGGTGACGTGGGTCACCGGGATCTCGTAAGCGGCCAGCACGCCCTCGATAACGCCGACCGATCGGCCAAACGAGAACATGCTGGAGACGCCCTGCCCGGGCATCGCCGAGACGCGCTCCATGTAGGCCTTCTTGATGCCTCGGCCAGCGATCAGATCCGCGAGCAGCGCAGGGCTGACCTCGCGTTTGTTTTTGCCGTTGCGGGTGACCTCGACCGTCGGCATGTCCATAACGACCAGCACGTCGATGTCGGTTTCGTAATACGCCATGGCCCCGTTGAGGCCCGGATCAATGCCTAGTATCACCATGATTTGATTCCATATCCTCGATAGTTTGTTTCATAAATTCCAGATGCCGAATACATGCCGCGGCAATGCCGCCAATATGCAGATAACTTCCCTCATCGACCGCCATCACCATGTCGGCCGATATCAATCTCAGCGCAGCGATGATCTCTTGGTACTCGTCATCGTCGTAAGAGGCTGGCAATTTGTTCTCTGAGCATTTGGATTTCATCTTGTGCCTTAATCCAGTCCGCGGCGATCGAATGCTTTTCCGTTTTGAGCGCATCAATCTCTCGTAAATATTCAGCAATTCGACCACGAAGCGACCGGATCTCCTCCCGATATTCGCTAGATGTATGGGACATGCTATCCCAATACTCGTCCATGTCATCCTTCGTGATCATGCGGTCTTTCTCCGGCGAAAATTAACCACCGTTCGAGATGTAGCGGTGCGCAGGAAGGGCGGCACCCAGTTCTCGTCGTTGCGCTGCGGCGGGCAAACTCCGCGCTGCAGGTCACCGAGTTCCTTGTTTACGCGCCCGACCTTCTGCATAAGCGTGCGAAGTTCGGCGTACAGTTCGCGCTCGCGGCGCTTGATTTCATCTTCTGACATCAGAACAGACTCCCCTGCTTGTCTCTCAACCTATAGCGCGCGTACGACTTACCGTTCTGGCGCTCCTTTATAGTTTCGATGTCGAGGCCCTCTTGGCGCAAATCGTCTATGCGTGCAGCCAGACGGAAGCAGCCAAACTTCTCAAGGGCATCGAGCGGAGTCAGTGAATTACCTTCGAGGAGGAATGATCGGATAGCGTCAACTTGTCTCATAGAATTACCTCATCGGTTCCGGGTTCATACACAAAAAAGTCGCAGCGTCTGTCTGCCGCACTGTCCCAAAACAGGCAGTGCAGTTTCTTGTCTTTCGACACAGACCAGCGGCAACTGCGACAGGTCAAATCTTTCCCTCTTTGGCGAGTTGAGCGATCGTGCGAGCCATGCCCTCGAAATGGGCGAGGCGCACGTAATCGCGGTCCAAATCCATATGCGCGCGGCGGTCGATGGCGTCATGGCATGAGGAGCACGCCCACGCTCCAATCAGATCCGAGGCGGCTTTAATTCCCATGCCACTCACCCCGGGCAGGCGGACGTGCGCAAGCACTACCGTCTCGGAATTGTGGTTGCACACGTTTGGCAGGCGCACCATGCAGCCTCTGCCCTTCGCCTCTTTGCGCAGATCGATTCGCATCAGTACACCGGCTGGTTGCGGTTTTTGTACCACTCGTTGAACGCAGGCGTGAAGACGACCATGCCCACGTCGTACGAGTACACGTCACCGTCGGACCAACGCACGATCACGTCGCTGTCGATCATCTTCCAGCAGCCTGTCAGTGACAGTTTGCCGCCATCGTCTTTGACGAACACGAAGCGCTCGTCTGTCGATCCCTTGCACGTCTCGCTGGTCAAAGTAATCTGACCAGCGGCTCGATTCGGGATAAAGCCAATCACGGTCGGCACCGACTGCGCGACGGCTACCGAACAAAATGCAGCGAACAATAAAAATAACTTACGCATTTCAGTCTCCAATGGATAACGGTTCAGGGATCACAATCCCCATATCTAAAGCCCTTTGCTCGATAAAAGAAATGTAGTCAGCGAATTCTGTTTTTGTCATAGTCGAGGACCGCCGCACGGGACGCATACGCTTGCGGCCAAAGCCCTCGACGGTCTCCCAACCCCACATTTCTCCCAAGAAGAACTCATGCAGGTCGGTTGCCTGCCATCCCTGCAGGGCGTCTGCACCACCTTCGAGGATCGCGGGATAGCAGACCCCCCAGAGGAATGAGTTCTGCGCCGTGCTGCGCGTCGAACTCAACTCTTCGACGGTCAACCGCCAAGCCTTCTCTGCGTCGATTTCCTCGACGAACTTGGCAATTGCCGTCTGCATCTCCTTCGGACCCATGCCCTTGTGGAGAATGCGCTGCTTACGTACGCGTGCCATTAGAACGGGATGTCGTCGTTGAACTCAGGATCGTCACTCTGTTGCGGGGCCGGCTTCTTTGGGGCCGGGCGCGCGCCTTTATCGCCGTTTGGTTTCCACAGCGACACCGACAGATACGTGTTGCCGGCTTCCGACGTTTTCTTCCACAGAGAAATTTTGGCGCGTCCAACCATATCCGCAGGGATTTCAATCTCTCCCATAAAATGCGGCGACATTTCGCCTTTCGGATCTTTGTTCTTAAACAACTTACCGGTGCCCGACTTTAGTTCGAGCGGCTTGTACTCTTTCTTCTGATAACTCACAGCGATACCTCCTTCAGGAATTTAACTTTCGCATCACGCTCTTCGAGGAACTTGACGATCTCGCGCTCCATCTCGGCGATGTACTTGTCATCACGCTCGACCGGAATGATGAGCAGTTGCAGGTGCTCTGGCACGCGATCGTCGAACGACACGAAGTCCGCGCGCTTACGGCCGGTGCAAGCCAGTTGGAACTGGATCTGCGCCATGTACCGGGCCGGCACGGTGCGCGACTCGATGTAGTCGAAGTGGGTGTGCGTCTCAGGCGCCTTGAATTCCACGATCATGTCGTCGTCGATCAAGCCGTCTGGGCTGCAGCCTGCGCTCGCGATCGTCGGGTGATCTACGAAGTCGATCTGGTCGACGAGGTTGCCGGTGTGCGCGCTGTAGCGGTCGCGGGCGAGCGGCTCGATTTCCGTGCCACGTCTCATCGCGTCGGTTTCGAATCCCCGCGGCTTTGGTTTGCCAGTCATCGCTTCGACGACGAGGTCAGCCATGTACGACGCGCGGGACGCCGAGTAGCCGGTCTTCGTTTTGGCCATCACGTCAGCCACGCGACTCGCCGTCACTTTTCCGACGCGCTTGGCGAACCACTCCGGTGTACGTTGATCAGTCATTGTTCTCCCCTCGCACGGATGGCTTTGGCAAAGAATTGTCCTTCCGCGCTCCAAGTAATGCTTTCGCAAAGTTCAGCACACGCTTCCCGCTCGGCTGTCACTGCTAGTTCTAACAGCCCACAATACTGCGTCGTAGTCTGCCCTTCAGCGCACTGCCGCCAGCCACGCTCAACAAGTCGACCTTCGTAAAGGGTAATGAAGCGCTCAAGGCGATCGGTCAATGCCGGGTACTCCATGTCGCGCCCGGCCTTTGTCCATCCCGCCTCTTTCGCCATGCTGTTGATTTCTGCGCGGGTCATCGTCTTTTTTTCCGTTCTTCCAACATGGCTTCAGCCAATCGGTATGCTCTTTCCGCAATCACCCGATGTGCCTCGTTGTTACTGATATCTAGTGGGCCATTAATTTGCTGCTGCATCGCCTTCGCTGCAAAGTAATCGCGCAGGGTCATGCCATCAGCATCACTGCCAAGCCGGCTGCGTGGAAACGCCGACTCTTCGTTATTGCTGGTCATACCTTGTCCCTCCATTCCCAGCCCAGCAACACACGCGTCATCGTGCAATGAAACCAAGTTGGTTTTTTAGTGGCGCTAACTTGCAAATCACCTATTTTCCAATACCCAACAATTCTGGGTGGTCTGCAAACATTCTCTTTCCATATGATGTCGTCGCGGGTCATGGCGTTTCTACCTTGTTTTCATCAATACGATGATCGCCACACCAGTCAGACGTATAAACCACCGGGTATCCATTCATCGTCGGTGCATGGCGACGGCAGCGGCCGATTGAGCCAAAGCCCGCATCGCGCTCTTTGTTGACGAACCACATACAAGTAACGCAGCGCATACTTTTACTGCGATGCTTCCATTGGTCTTTCTCTCGTTCCATTTCTGGCTGTGGATATTGGATACGCTCCACTATTGCCTCTCCCTTAGCAAAAGCCTTCGCACGTTTTTGCGCCTCAATTGCTACTTTCATCTGCATATTCGCCAATTCTTCTTCGTTCATTTGTTTCGCTCCTTAACGTGTATGACGTTGAGTTCATCTTGATTAATTAAAATTATGGCATCGCCGTAAATCTCTCTCACCTTGCGAACAAGTTCGTTAAAGGAATCTGGTTGCTTCGGCGCATTTGGCTTTCTCGTAGCACAAGCGTGCCATCCTTCAAATGCCCAATAAGCAGGGTCAAAACTGTAAAACGGATTGCTTTTAGCGAGACCGTCTTCGTGCCACCATTCATGAAATTCCTCTTTGATGGTTGCCCATTCTTTTGTCTGTTCCACAGGCTTTTCATTTTCACTCGCATAGTGCTCCGCACACACGGCTTGTCTTTCGTGCTCCGGTATGCCGCCTACATTTAGGGCAGCGCGGAGGGCGGCGATGGCTCTGTCGTTCCGATCAAGCCTAATGAGATACGGCGAGTAATTCGCCAAAGGACCATCCTTATTGGTTTCCCAAAAAACAGTTAGTCGGTTTGTCTCTAAGACTGATAGTGCCATCTCTGCGGCTTTGCGTAGGTCGGTCATGTCTGTGCCTCCACAAGTTCTTTCTTGCGCTTAGTCAAAGCATCGACCACGTCACCGCGGATTTCAGCCGGCAGCGACTTATAGAACGCTGACACGGCCTCTACGGAGTCCAACTGAGGAACCTTGTCGAGTGCGGCCTGTATGGCAGACGCATGTTTGGCGGACGCATTAGCGGACTTCTGCGGCGGTTTGGCGGCGGCTTCGTTGCCGTCGTCGTCTTCGTCGCCCACGATCGCAGCGACCGACTGCAGGCTGTAGCGTTTGCAGTACGTGCTCGCGCTGCCGAAGCCCTGCGCATCTGACTTCGAGACGGGCATGACGAAAGGGCCAAACTCCAGCCACTGACCGGATTCGTGCTGCACGATCGTCAGGCACGCGACGCCATCCTCGACCGACGTCAGTTCCTGCATGACCGACAGGCCGTGTTTGGCGAACACCGGGACGACGGCGTTGCGGATCGCGGCAAGGCTCGCGAACTTGTTGCGGAAATGCGGATTGGTCGAATCGAAGGACGGATTCTTCATCTCGGCCTGTGCGGCCGCGAGGGCCTTGCTGATCGCATCACACTGTTCAGATCGTTTCATGTCACCACTCCCAGTTGGGTTTCAGTTCGATAGGTTTCGGGATCTCGTTTGCCGGCTCGTCAAGTGCCGCAGCCATGGCGTCTTCCCACTGCTGCTGCTCGCACTCCATTTGCTGGCGCCAGCCATCGTCGTATTCTTCGTTCATAGCGCTTTCTTCGCGAGTTTGAGCCAGCCGATGGCCATGCGGTTGTAGTCGCGGGCCAACTTGGTGTGCCGGCGTCGTTCATCAACGACCAGAGACGCTCGCGCTTTGTAGAGGTGTTCATCGCGGCACTCGAAGCAGCGGCCGGACTTGATTGCAAATTCGATGACGTCATTCATAGCGTTACCTCGATATCAGATATGCAGGAAAGTTTACCACGGTAAACAACGGATGCAAGCGGTTTCTTAATCACGGCAGTTTCCGCCTCTGTCAACACCCAGTTTACTGGGGTAAACTCTGCGCCCATGACCCCGGAGATACAGGCACTTTTCGACAGGTATGGCTCGCAGGCGAACATCGCCCGGGCTTTCAACGTCACGCCTGCATCTGTGATCAAGTGGATTCGCTCCGGTCGCTTGCCGCCCCTCAGGCGGTATCAGTGGCGGGACATGATCGACAGCCATACGCGCACGAACAACGAGGGCACGCGATGAAATTGACTGGACAACGATCCCAGTGCCGCGGATGCGGTGAGGTGTTTTCGACGACCCGCACGTTTGATCAGCATCGGGTCGGCCCGTACACCGATCGTCGATGCCTGACGACCGATGAACTGCTCGCCAAGGACTGGTCGAACAAAAAAGGGTTCTGGCGAGGCCCGTCTCGGGAAGGAAATCCTTGGTTCGCGGCGAAAGCAAATCAGCCGATTTCATCAGGCACCCCTTAGTAGGGTAGCGGGTCAGCATCGAGGCCCTAAAGCCGCCGGAGAGCCTATTACAGCGTCTCCGACGGCCCGGTAAGGGGTCAGCCTCAGAACTCGGGGTTCCAGCGCTGGATGTGACCCGGCACCAGATACCACATCTTGCCCT